TACCATATTATTTATGAGGAAACAAAATGGCCGCAATTGACAATCCGTTAAGACAGTACTTTAGAAGACCAGGAGTTTATATCACTCTGCCATCAGGTATTGAAAACTATCCTGATGACGTTATCGAAAAAACAGAGAATGGAGAACTTCCAGTCTACCCCATGACTGCTATCGATGACATTACCACCAAAACTCCTGACGCATTGTTTAACGGTGACGCAATCGTGCAGATCATCAAAAGTTGTGTGCCGAATATCAAAGACCCATGGAAAGTATTGAGCAATGACTTAGATTCGATTTTAATTGCGATCCGGGCGGCAGGCGGACAAGAATCACTTGATGTTGAGTCAGAATGCCCAAGTTGTAAGGCATTAGGTACTTATGGTATTAACATGCAAACTCTGTTATCTTCTTTAAGACCGGGTGACTATCATAAAATTTTAGAATACGGTGAATTAAAGATCAAGTTTAAACCATTACATTATAAAGAAATGAATCAAGCTGGTCTAGGTCAATTTGAGATTCAAGCCAAATACAGAAACTTAGCTGATGTTAAAGACGTGGATGAAAGAAATAGATTAAGTCAAGAAGCATTGAAAGATATCACATTGCTTACTATGAAAATCTTGGCTCAAGCAGTCGAGTACATAGAAACTCCAAATGCAAAAGTAACTGAAGTAGAATTTGTTGAAGACTTTTTAACTAATGCTGATACAAAAACATATGAAACTATCAGAGATTATCATAGTGCATTAAGAGCAGAAAGCACTATTAAACCTCTAGATATCGCATGTGTTGAATGTCAACATGAGTACAAGCAATCATTCTCACTGAACGTTAGCGATTTTTTCGGCTAAGGCTTCTTTCTCTCGACCCTGACGGGATAAGGAAGTTAATCAAATCGTATGATGATTACGTCAGGGCAGTCAAAGCTAATGCTTTGAGTCTGTCCTGGTATATGCGTGGCGGTGTCACCTATGAAGATGTTCTCAACATGTCTGAATCAGAACGTGAAGCCATAAATAAGATAGTGGAAGATCATTTAGAAACTACCAAGAAAACACAGATGCCATTCTTTTAATGTCATTACCCATGGTATCATAAATTTTCATCAGCAATTAATTATCTTTTCTATTGTTAATCAAGAGGTCTCTTACAGAGACCTAATTGCTCATTCGCTTCGCTCATTCGCAATTCTTTTTTTATTAGGATAATCTAAAATCTCTTAATTGTTCTATTCGGAATATTATTACCGTTTTGAAGCCATGGTAGTGCTACTCAAGCACTACCAAGACAAAGGAGCATTACCGCCCATCGTCCATGTTGTCTATCCCCGACTGATCACGTTACTATGAATCAATCGCTACCGGTTGCCCTGTAAAGTTTACTGGGTTGTAGTTGAGCCAATCACATTAATAAATGTGACCTCTCGGCAACGCATGTTCTATATCATCAAGACAAAATAGATATAGACTCATTGAGGGTTCGCTACCATAACGATTGCCCTCTCGGTTTATTGTGTGTAACACACTACTCCAGATCCGTCGCCCATATAGGGGTCCTCAAGGAGGGTCGAGCGCAAAAATCACGACCATGCTAAATGTACAAATTGTTAGTTAAGATTGACTGGTGTCGTTGAGATAGACTTGGTGTCTAGTGGGTTCGACTGTGTGCTTGACTTGTTGTCTGTTGAGCCTGAGTATGCTTTAAAAGTATCTTTGTTAAATTGAAAAAAGTGATTGAATTCGATAATGACCCAATCTGCGTGTTTATCAGAAGTGTAATACATAAATTGATCAGTGACCCAAGTATACTTGCTGGGTACACAAACAAATTTACCTTTCCGATTAAATTTCATAAACAAAACGCTTAGATCATTTGGTTCGGCAACAGTCATTAGCTGATCTAACCACTCATCTAACTGCTTGCAAGAACCTGTCAATACTAAATGAAAGGGGAAGTCTGCATAACTTTTACATTCTACGTTCAGATTACTAAAACTTTCTCCGGGAACAATATCTCCCTTGAAACTTCTGATCTGTCCTTCATGCAAGACTTCTTTGCGTGACTGATTTTTACCCCCAACGTAAGCCCCAGAACCAGGCGCTCTGATAAACGACTCTCCATAGAGGTCTGAGAGATATTTTGCGATATCTCGTTCAAAACTTGATCCTTTTATCTTAGATGGTGATGGCATAATCTTCTCACTAATAGTTATCTTCTTACCACTCAGTGGCGTAATTTTTATCTATCCTATGATGGGCACATTTTGTCTGACACTCGTAAGAGCCATGAATAAACTCGGCATTCCAGAACTCGTCTTTGACAACTTCGGGTAAATTGACGTTATGTAAGTTATATTTCTTACCTATTTCGTTCCATTTGCTATTGTGACCATAACGTGTTGCTACCCAGCAACAAGGATAAAACTCTCCCTTAGCATTGATATAACTGCCCTTGTTACCTATATGACATAGAGGGCGTTCGTTACCAATGATCGGTGCTTCTTTATACAACTTTAGATTTGTTTTCATCCAAGGTTGTTTTACATTTCTATCTGACAGCTTGAACACTTCACGTTCAAATCTGTGACTAGATGATAGCAGTTCATCACTTGGTTGTAAATCATCGTCTTCACCATAGTGATTATAAATCTTACCAAACTTCGTGCTTTTCGTTAATTGAAAAGCATCAAAGCCTAACTCTGTAGCATAGGCTCTCATGTCTTCAATCTTATGCTCGTTAAACTTAAATCCAATAACGTCCCATACAGTGTAACACTTAGACTGTTGAGTCATTACTGTAGCACCTGTAATGATGCTAGACCAGTTAGAATTGATTCTATAGATATTGTTGCTTGGTTGGTCCCAACCATCAATACTGAAATGAATCTGATCGTGTTCGTCTAATAATTCTGCAAGTTCTTGCCACCAGCCCATAGATTTATATGAACCATTAGTGACGATTACAAACGCAATACTAGGTTTGATTTCTTTAAAGTATCTGATTACAGGAATAAAATCATGTGCATAGATAGGATCACCGTCGTCACCGCAGAAGGTAACTTTTTCGACACTTTGTGTGATAAAATCCGGCGTAAAGTTCTTTTTAAAGAACATTAGGTCTAGCTCTGTATTCACTAAAGTGTCGGGTACTTCTTGCCGAGGGCATCTGGGACACTTTAATGTACACTTGCTACTGATCTCAATATGCCAATGCCACAGGGCAAGACTCATAAGTTCCCCATGTCTCTAGAAGTATTATACGTAGTGAATCCGTTTTCTTTGATAACTTGCAATACGCTTGGTACACGTCCTGCTAATTCTTCCCTGTGAGATACTAACCAGATAGACTTACTACGTCTACGTGACATATCTTTTAGAATAGCCATAGCATTTTCTACACCGATAGTGTCGAGACCCGAATCGATCAATTCATCGATAAACAATGTATTGATTGGGTGATACAAGTTCTCCCACACGTCTCTGAACGCAAACGATAGACCCAAGATCAATCTGTTACGTTCACCTCTGCTTAAGTTATCAAAGTCTAGTTCCCTACCCAGTTCTGTAATTTCTACAGTAAGATCATTTTGGAACACAACTTGATGAGGTAGACCCATCTTGTCAAGATAATGAGTTAGTCTAGCGTTCAAATAGGACAAGTTCTGATCAATAATCTTTTTACGAACAAACGAGTCTTTGCTAGTAAGCAAGTCTAACAAGAACTTTTGATGCTCACCGATCTTGGTAAGTTCGTTGATCTTGTCAAAATTGATTTCTTGTAAAGCCTGAGTTTGCATATCACTGATCTGATCGATATAAGGATTGATATCTCGTTCTTTAGAGTCGATCTGTTGCAATAGATTGTCTAACTTGTTCCTATGTTCAAATGCTTCTTGCTCAGAATCATAAAACAATTTAGGTTGTGTACCTATAGGACCAAGCAGTTGTTTTGCTTTTTCTAGCTCTACAATGAATTCGGCTAGCTCAACTAACTTATCACTAGTTTCTTCTAATGTTTTTTCTTTATCTTCCAATACTTTAGCGTGACTGTGGTCATGAAAATCTTGACCACAAGCATAACACTTGTTAGTGCGTAATGTATTGATATCCTTATTAATTTTTTCGTATGTCTTATTTTCTTTTTCTAAATCTGATTGCGCTCTGGTCAAACTTTTATCGATATCTGCATGATCTTTCTTGCGTTGATTGTACGCAGTAAGTTCTTTATGGCCAAGCAATTCGGCTTCGATATCCAAAGTTTTTAATTGTTCAAGTTGTTCTTTTAGTTTGGTAATGTCTTCATTTGTCTTGGCTTCCCACAACCTAGAGCGTTTTTGTAAAGAATCAATTTGGTCATGGATTCTTTTGTTTGCTTCTTCGACAGCCTTGATCTTAAATTCTTCTTGCTGTAGTTCTTCTTTGTTTGATTTGATAAGACCCTTGATCTTTTCAGCTTTTTCAGACAACAAGGTAATACCCAACAACTGTTCGATCAAGTCTCGTTGCTGGCCTTGAGTCATACTCAAGAAGGGTTGATTGTATGTGTTGAGAGCAATAATGTTCCTAAACATGTTAGGGGACATGTTAATAATTTTTTCTATTACATCCTGTGTCTCTTTGTTCTCACCTTGAGCATCATTATCCGAGTCATCAGTTTGTCCATTAACAAAAAACTTTAATACGTTGGGTTTTCTACCACGTTCAATTCTATATTCAACATCATTGGCTACGAAATCTAGCGTAACCATCATGTTTTTACCGTTTGTTCTATTGATTAGATTGTTTTGTTTGATGTTGTTTAGCGGAACACCGTATAAGGCATAGCTAATAGCTTGGATAAGAGTAGTCTTACCCGTACCGTTTCTTGCACCATCACCACCTAGATCAAGATTTTCCCCTAAGATCAGAGTAAGTTCTTGATTATCTAAGTTAATTGCTTGGGTAACTGATCCAACGCTTAAAAAATTTCGCAGTGTAATATTTTTTAATGCTATCATTATCTTTTCCAATGTGATAAGTCACGATTCAAGCGATCTTCTATCACACATATGTTTTTGTTAATATAATCTATTGTTTTTTGATTGTCAAATATTAAGGGATCTTCTTTGACCGTTGCCAAAATTTTACCTAATTCCGTATACGAAGGGGTAACCCCTATATATTCACATACATCATAAGTGTATTTTTTAGGATCTGCTACTAGATCATCATATAGCATATACTTGATGTCTAATTTACAAGACTTCCAATAATCAAAAATATTTTCAAAATTGGAATGTCTTTCTACTATGATGCTTGTAACTTCGGTGTATGCAGATTTGGTATCTAAGTTTAGTATTTTTCGATTCTTCCTCATGTTGAACATAGAATCTAATATTTCATACGGATTCCTTATACTAAGTGTTATATGTGTAGTATATTCATGGATTCTATCGGGTCTTTCAAAATCATTACTTGAAATATAAAAAACTTGAGTGTTAAAATTTACAGAAACATCAAACTTTTCATACAATCGTTTGTAATCATCTATGGTTTTTACTTTAAATTCTTTTAAATAATCGTTTAAATTTCCGTCTATATTACGATTACGCATGAGTTGATGCCAAAGCCAAGTAGTACCTGTTTTTGGTAAACCCACGTTTCTATAGTGTATCTTTTTCATATACTCCGATATATATCCAATAATAGTTTTTGATCATAAAACTGGCTCTCTATATTACTGATCTGATCAATAATAATTTGGTCAACTGATTCAAACGACAGTTCACCGGGAGCAAGATCAGTGGCATGCTCGCTCAATTTCATTGGGATCAATGCCATTTCTCGTAAATTATGTTGCGGTATCAAAGTTTCTCTGATAAAGTTTGCTTCTTCATAAGAAATATCGATGTCTAAATGTACTCTAACATGAGAATCTGGTAACAGCAATCCTTCTGGGTTTTCTAAAATCTCGTTCAGTTTATACACTCTATATTTGGGCTGATTGGGCCAAGCGTGAAACTCTGGCTCGTTGTCCCATTCTAAGATCATCATTCCCCTAGCATCATCACCTGCGTCTGCATAGTTATGAGGGAATGCGTTACCGATGTACCAGATATTTTTCTTTGATTGACGTTTATGGAAATGACCTGAGAACACCCAGTCGAATTGAGATACGTAATCGCTGTTGATCTCACCATGATCAGGCATCTCAACCATTGCATTCATATAGAAGTATGGAAGTTCTAAGTGAGCAAACAAATATTTGCCCTTCTTAGTTCGAATCTGTTTATAATCATCACCCACTAGCCACGGGGCAATGACTACATTGCCCTCTTCGAACCAATCATTAACAATAGTTACATTTGGTAAATGGTTAGCCCACTCAACAGAGTGAATATCACGCTTATCTCTATAATAGAGATCGTGATTGCCTGGAATGAAATATACATGATCAAATGCTTTGCTTAGTTTTTCTAAAGCACGTAATCCAAACTGCAACGTGTGCATATTAATGCTCGACCTGTGATGATTCCAGTCGCCCAAAAATAAACACACATCACAATTTTCTTCTTTGGCTTTGGTAATGAACCAGTCAACAAAATTAGAGCAATCTTGATTGTGTTGAATACTATTACTTTTTAGTCCAAAATGTATATCTGTAAAAACTGCCGCTTTCTTAAATAGATTTGTCATATGTAATAAAACCCGTATTATTACAATAATAGTTTATATTGTCACTAAAGTCAATAGGTAATTTACCCTATTCTGAATACTGTTCGATAGTAACGTCGGAGTTGTAACCAGCACCCGAATAGTCTTTACCCTGCATTTGTCTTGTAAATGATGGGTTTAGCCCGTTCATCTCTAAGATATCATCACGGATATTTTGATTACGTTTTTCGGAATTCAACACTCTACAGAAACTATTAGTGATAGCCGCTGTATAGTAAGCGAATGGGTTTGCTGATTTAGCTTCATTGAATCTAAGCCCAACATATGTAAGTTGCAAGATAGCACTTTGACGCATCTCATCATTGTAGGTATATCCACGCCAGTTATACTTCATAGCGTATTTTTCACAAAGCATGATGTACATGCGGGCTAGTTTATCAGTAATCTTACCTGCCTTAGTAGAAAACTCGCCGGTCTTTACACCACCTGTCCAATGTGATTTTCCTACTAAAACAAGAGAATTGGATGTTGCATCTAGTCTATAATGCTGAAAGGGAGGGAAATTGACTTTCTTGTGAACCATGTCATCAACTTCTTTAGCAGTCTTTTTATCTTCTAAATCTTCGAACAATGTCTCAGTAGGATCTAGATCGTCTTCAAAGTCGATGATGTCAACAACTGTCTTTTTCTTAACCGTCTTACGAGGTTGTTTTTTAGACAACGGAATGTGATCCCAAGTCATGACCCTAAAGATCAAACCATCAGTTTCAATAGTCTTTGGGTCAATCTTTTTAGCTCCAGTCAATCCTTGTTCAGCAGAAAGACGAGCGGCTTTGTTTTCTTTTGCTTGCTTGATCTGCGCTGGTTTTAACGCATATGATAATGATTTTTCTAGCGATTCATCGGGTTTATCGATGATCAGATCATATTGATGATACTCTTTTTTACTGAATGAGCAGTAAGATGATTTACTGGTATGAATTTCTTTTAGAATGTCTTTGTTATTTAAATAGTTTACTTTTTTAGCAACAGCCATTAATCTTCCTCTTTTATGGTATAGTGCTTTTGAGGCACTTATTTACATAGTATACTCTCAGAAGCATCTGAAAGCAAATAGAACGGGTAAAAATACGGGGTTTTTGATAACGATAAATATATCATGCGATAGTCTATTTATACATCATAGATATGGCTATCAAATTCAGTGGAGAAGAGTATATGGCAGAAACAAGTGAAGGCTTTAACGCCGCGGCAGATTGGCGAGTTCGTATGTCGCTTGCTGAGACCGCTAATTATCTATATAAAGCACCCGGCGCGCCTGGAATCTTGTTACCTCTTAGAGCAACCGATGGGGTAATCTTCCCCTATACACCCACAATCAACGTAACTTATGCGGCTGCTTACGATTCTGTCTCTCCCACACACAGTAACTACAAACTGCATCATTATCAAAACAGTTCAGTAGATAACTTTACTATCACAGCAGAATTTACGGCACAGGACACGTTTGAAGCTAACTATGTCTTGGCGTGCATCCACTTTTTTAAATCAATGACAAAGATGTTTTATGGACAAGATGAGAATCCAAAGAACGGAACTCCTCCTCCTTTAGTATTTTTGTACGGTATGGGGGCGTTCCAGTTCAACAAGCACCCTTTATTGGTGAATAACTTCACATATGCATTACCAAAAGACGTAGACTATATCAGAGCAACTAACAATGAGGCAGCCTCAGGCGGAGCTGGTATTCAACTCATTGGAGGCCAACTAGAGCCAGGTGGTACTAGACCGGTTGCTACATTTACAGATACAGGTGATCAGGCTATCACTTATGTTCCTACAAAATTAACCATGACCATCACTTGTTTACCTGTCGTCAGCAGGAACGATATCAGTAATTCGTTTAGTCTTAAAGATTATGCTAGCGGTAAATTGCTGAGAGGTTCTCAGCGTCAGGGAGGAGGTTTATGGTAATGAGCATACCTCAACAACAACAGCCTAGACCTACAAAAGAGCAGGAAGAAGAAAAGAAAAAACAAGCGCAGGATCCTAGAAATGGCTAATAATATCTATCCTAAATCAAGTCCATACTATAATGCAAGTGTAGTTAAGAATAAGTTCTTGGATGTAATGGTGCCTTATCGTGCTATTCCTAAAGATTCTTCTGATGCTACTTTCACTATCACTCCTCAGTATGAATACAGACCTGATTTGTTAGCACAACATTTGTATAATAATCCTAGACTATGGTGGGTGTTTGCTTCACGTAATCCTAATAAGTTAGGACCTGATCCTTATTTTAATTTTACTGCTGGAACTTCTATCTATGTTCCAAGATTAGACACTCTAAAAAGAGTATTAGGTATTTAAGGTGTTAAATGGCAATCTGTGACGATCTATTAGCTCAACGGAACTCTATAAAATCTGAGTTAAATTCCCTTGATAGTGAAAAAAACCGGCTTAATCTTACGGCTGCTAATGAAAGTTTGTACCAGGCTAATTTGGATAAAGCTAGAACAATAATCTCTACCGCAGATAATCTACGAGACGTAATAGCACAACTACAAAGTGACGTAGAAAAAAATCAATGTACGAAAGTTTCCGGTCTTGGTATATTAATAAATATCGCAGGAAGAATTACAAGGCAGACTGAAGCGGCAATTGATGTTTTAAACGAAAACTGGCAAAAAACACAAGAACAATTAGCGCAAGAACAGCAAGAACAAGAAACACAACCTTACCCAGATCCAGAACCTGAGTCTAGCCCACAAGAGGGTGATACACCTCCCCCATCAGAGGGAGATAATCAAGCAAATGACGATGCAAGTGTATCTACTGAAGGTGGAACAACAGGCGCCAGTGATCCTACTAATGCTTCACAGGATGCTCAAGCCGCTAGAACTGCTGGAACAGAACAAAGCGATAACCCAAACTTAGAAGGCAAGGGTAACGCACAATCCAATGCCGCTACTAACCCAACAGATGCACCGGGTAGACGTTTAAAAAATCCTCTCGGATCTTTATCATCATATAACTATCAACTGTCATTGTATATGATTACACCTGATGCATACGATGCTTTTGTAGCATCTGGTAGAAAAGACATTGATGCTCTTGCAAACGGTGGAGCTAGCTCAGGCGGTGCATATCTTATCGCACAATCAGGTGGTATTAATAATAATACTTCTCGTAGGGCTCCAGGTTTTGATCTTGACTATTATATTGACAACGTAAAAATTAAGCAAGCGTTAGGCGGCGAATCTACACAAAGTGCTACAAACACTTACGATATTAATTTCACTATTGTAGAACCTTACGGATTCTCGTTTGTTACTAAATTAAGACAAGTATCAGATGCGTTAATTCAGTATTCAAATGATTCTGGATATAGTAAAGGCGGGTTAGAGAATCCAACTAAACAGCTTTTTATATTAGGTATCAAATTTTTAGGATATGATGCTGAAGGCAACATTGTAACCGGCGATAAAGATTTTGAAGGTCAAGCGTTAGATCCAAACACTAGTAATGAATATCTGTTTCAAACATACTACGATATTCTTTTCACCGGTATTAAATTTAAAATTGAAGGGTCTGCTACAACATATAACATTACATGCGGTTGCCCCGGTCCAGGAACTTCATTCGGTACAAAACGAGGCCGCTTGTTAGCTAATAGAACAGTTACAGCATCTACATTCGAAGAGGCACTTTCAGGAGAGAACGGTCTATTCACGCAAATGAATCAGCATCAAGCTAACTTAGTTGCTGAAGGAGCACAAGAATTTCCAAATGAGTATAGAGTAGAATTTATCGGACCCGACATCGATGCACTAAGAACCGCTACGTTGATCACTCCTGAAGATGTTGACAAAGGTAAATGGCCTACGCCAGATATTGAAAATGCGGAAGAATCTACAGACGCAGAAGCCGCAAAAGCAACTCCAGATAACACAAAAAGACAAATTGTATTCAATCAAGGAACATCTTTGATTGAGGTTTTTGATGAATTAGTAAAATCAAGTACATATTTGAGAGACGCACTAAAAGTCGTATATGAAAATAATCCTACTCCTGACGAGTCAAGAACTCAACCTGAAAACAAGCCCGCTTCTAATAAAAAGATTGCTTGGTATCATGTTACTTCTCAACTATCTAATGCGAAATGGGATCCAAAAATTGCAGACTGGGCTTATGTAACTACATTTAGGATAGAAACATATCAGACACCGGTCATCATATCGTCTACAGTTAATCCGGGTATGGCTTATTATGGACCCCATAAAAGATATGAATATTGGTATACAGGTGAAAATAGAGAGATTTTAGAATATACTCAGCAATTAGATAACTTATATTACAATGAAGTATTAGGTGAGACACCGGACGAAGATGGTGTAGGTACAGGCGGTTCAGCAGACACTCCTTCTGTTCCTGGACAGCAAACTGCCGAACCTAAATTCAACAGTCTGGGTGGCGGTAGAGAAGCACAAAACAACTATGTAACAAGTTTGTATTCACCTGATGCTTACGCTACTGCAAAAATAAAAGTTATGGGAGACCCTGATTTCTTAGTACAAGAATCTAGGGGTGATATTAATACCGTATATCAAAGATTTTACGGTGATGATGGATTTAGAGTTAATGCTAACGGCGGGCAAGTATTCATGGAAATAGATTTTAAAGAAGCCGTTGATTACAATACAACTACCGGTACTATGGATATAAATGATTCTATTCTTTTCTTTAAGTATCCGGATTCGATCTCTAAAAAAATCAAAGGCGTTAGTTATAAAATAATTACTTTAACATCTCAATTTAGCGACGGGCGGTTCGTTCAAGAGATCGAAGCGGCTATAAACACCTTCCCTGATCCAGAAGTAGAAAATCAAGAAGAAAGAGCAGAATCAGAAGGTGCGGCAGCAGGAGCATCAGGTGAAGGAACTACTAGAGGTGCGGCAGCAGGAGCATCAGGTGAAGGCACTGCAACGGCTGATGGTAGAGCGGCTACAGGTAATACTGGTTTAACTAAAGATCCAGATTTTGTAGAGTTACCAGGTGGTGGAGAAGGCAATGGAACTGCTCCTCCCTCACCACTACAACCTAGCGCAGATGATGATGCTGGATCTGTAGCTTTACCTGACGGTGGTCCCGGTACAGGCAATGGCGTTTTACCAGGCGGTGATGGAACAGGAGATGGCAGACTTCCTGAAGATGAGGGGGATGGCCCCCGCGGGATAGCAGGCGGAGAGTTACCCGGTGGAGGTTAATAAATGAGTCAAGACGTATTCAAACCGACAGGTAAATTAAAAAAATACGAGCCAGGCGCCGGTAAAGGTCAAGCGGCTGAAGTACCTATTATCGCAACAGTTATGAACAACATCGACCCTACCAACTCAGGTAGAATCGAAGTGTACCCCTCTGAATCACTAGACAAAGCAGGTTATGATAAATCAACCTGGATTCCTGTAAGAAGACTAAGCACTTTCTTTGGTGTAGTAAAACCGCAAGCAGGTGATGATGAGCTAGGTGATTATGTATCTAACCCTAGCTCTTATGGTCAATGGAACGCACCACCTGACATCGGTACAAAAGTATTGTGTATATTCGTCAACGGTGATATGAACTATGGTTTTTATATTGGTGCTGTCGCTGATGGTTCGGAACTGCAAATGGTTCCTGCTATCGGTAGCTCTGACAGAGTTATCGCAAACGAGGGTGAAGCACAAAGCTATGGCGGCGCCACTACACTTCCTGTTACAAACATCAATACTAATAACCCTGACGTATCAGATAACCCAGACTATCTACAAGCCGCTAAACCTGTACACAGCTATACAGCTACGATCATGCAACAGCAAGGTATCTTGCGTGACAGAATCAGAGGACCTATCAGTTCTAGTGCATCACGTGAAGCATCAAGTAGGGTAGGTTGGGGCGTAAGCACTCCGGGTAGACCTATCTATCAAGGTGGATATACTGACGAGACACTGCCGTCTAATCTATCAGCAGAACCTACTAATCTAAAAGTTGTTGCTCGTAGAGGCGGTCACAGCATCGTGATGGATGACGGTGATATTATCGGCAGAGACCAGCTTATCAGAATTAGAACAGCATTGGGTCATCAGATATTAATGAGTGATGACGGGCAAACTTTAATGCTGTTACACTCTAATGGTCAGTCTTATATCGAATTAGGTAAAGAGGGTACTGTAGACGTATTTGCTACCAACTCAATCAACCTTAGAACACAAGGAGATTTAAACTTACACGCAGATAACATGGTTAATATCCATGCCGGTAAAGACATTAATATCAATGCTACTGAAAATATTAATGTAAACTCTGACAAGAAGTTTATGCAACGTGTAGGTGAAAACTATGAATTATATTCACTAAAAGATTTATTATTCAAAAGCGATACTAATATTGCATTGGATGCCGCAAGCAAATCATCAGTAAAATCAGGCGGTGAATCTTATTATGAAGGTAGTAAGATTCATTTGAACGACGGCAGTGCTGGAATCACTCCAGTAAAGATCGAACCTATTCCTATTGTCAAGCACACTGATACTTTATTTGACGAAGCAACAGGATGGTCAGCGGCCCCCGGTAAATTAGACAGTATCACTTCACGTGCGCCTGCACACTGTCCTTGGTTAGGAGCCGGTCAGGGTGTAGATGTTACTGTTGACAGCAGTGCAGATGGCGCCCTTCCACCTTCACCAGCCGAAAATGTTGCTGACCTTAACACATCAGCAGTAGGTCAAGGACAACCAAATACAGTATCAGACGCAACAGTTGCTAGTGTTCCTGAAGTATCTGCGATATCAAAATCATTTGATAAGAATGCAACTACTTCAATGTTAGGAGGAGTAGCAACACAAGCAGCCGCATCTGCGGGTGCAGCCGCAATCACTAAAGGTGTTACTACTTTCGTAGATAACACTACAGGTAAAATAGCCGCGGCAGTTGGCGCTTTTGCTCAGACACCATCACAATTAGCATCAGGTGGTATCTTGAAACCTGGTTCTGACAACATGGTAAACACTCTTGTAGCGGCCGGCAAAGCAACAGTACAACAAGCAATGCCTCAATCTATCTTTAGTGGTAAAGAGGGTGTTAATAATTTAAATAGCCTGACTGGAAGTGTAAACGCTCAAGCAAAATCAGTTGTGACTAACATGCAAAAAGCACAGACTGGATTAGCATTAGCAGGAGCCATCACAGGTAAAGAAGCGCCCGGCGCTATTGGTGGTATTGTAGCGGCAGCCGCCGGCGGTACTGCTTCAGCAAGAAGTGTGGGAGATCAAATTTCTAGTACAGTAAATCTAGTCAAGAATGGTTTAAGCACATCAAGTGTATCCGGGGCAGTAAAATCAGCCGCACTAGATTCTATCAAACAAGGTACATCAGCGGCAATCGCTTCTACGTTGACTGGAGGATTAGGAGGTATCACTAAATCTCTCAATGCTATCGGTAAAGTACCTGATTTTGGTAATTCTTTAGATAGTAATATTGGTCCTGTAGCATCAGCGTTTAAGACAATTACTAAAACGTTTAAGCCTTTCCCGGCTGGCCAACCTATCGATCTTACTGATATAGCAAAAGGAGTATCTTCGGGAATCATCTCAGATGTTATTGGTAAAGGTGCTTCTAGTATCATAGACGAGATCGGTAGTAGCGGAGCAGCCAGAGTTGGTGCCGGTGCAATCGAAGGTGCTTTAGACAGCGCAACATCAGCAGTCACAGGAGCAGTTAAAGATGCAGTCGGTGGAATCACCAATGACATTATTTCTGATGCTGTTAACATAGCAGGAAACGCAACGGATGCCTTAAGTAAGAGTGCCACTGCTCTTACACAACAAAATCAATTGGCAAATGCGGCTCAGCAAGTTCAGCAAGGTCTATCTGCTGGAGCCGCAGCCGCAGCCGCGACCGGCTTGAAAGATTTACCCGGTGGAACTGCGATTGCAGGTGCGATTGTTGACAGTGCTAAAGGAGCAATAAATCCTGTATCAACTAACCTTACAGGTCTGACCGGGCAGATAGAAAACTTAGCTACCAAAGCATTCTCTGGATTACCTGCATTACCTACTAACATTTCAGGTTCAACTTTATTAGGTGGTGTGACTAATAAATTAACTAGCAATTTGCCTCCAGGCGTACAAGCTATAGTAGAATCAGCACTCGCATCATTAACTTCAGGTGGTGGCTCTACAGTCAAATTACCTAGCATCGGTGTCAACACATTTAATAGGGCTCCGCTAACAGCCATGATTAACAATGTTTTAGGTCCCAGCATTATCCCAAGACCTAATCTATTAGGGGAGATTGCACCTTCTGCAATAGGCGCGGCCGAATCGCTGATAAAACAACGTAAAGAATTATCAACAGCCGCTAGAAAACTTACAGCAGCCAGCAAGAAAGCTACTAAAGCTCAATCTGCATATGCAGAAGCGTTAGCTAATTTACCTGCAGGATCACCTGAAATAGCAACTGCATTAGCCGCATATCAGACATCGGTTGCAGAATTAGATATCGCAAGAAATATAGTACAATCAATACTATCGACTGCACCTAATGCAGTTACAGAAAAAGTACCAGCCGGCGCAACCTTACTAAGTGAGACTAAAGAAGCATTCCAAGACTTAGAAACTGCGATTCAAGATGCGGCAAAAGCAGACACTACTCTTGCATTACTAGCAACTACCCAAACACCTGGATCAAGTCTTGGACAGTTTAGTTTTGATAGTAATTCAGGTGTGTTCGCACCAGCTTCAGCCGGAGAAGAATATTATCTAAATCCTCTAACCGGAGAATCGTTTACATTTACTAGATTCTCTAATGCATTGACTTCTACTACGGGATTCGAGAGCCATCAACAATATGTTGCTCCGCCCCCACCTCCGCCTCCACCGGACTTAGTAGATGAAGATGATGAACCAGTCGAGGAGAACACAATAGGAGCAGTTGTCGGTCCGATACCGCCACCAAATCCTCCACCTCCTCCACCACCACCTCCTCCACCCCCACCAACGACTCCACCACCTGGTGGCGGCGGGTGCGTAGTCTTAGACAGCTATATACCTGCGGTAGAAACTACTATTTGGAATGGTAGAGCTATTGAACAAGCGTGGCAACTACGAGAAGGTCATGATATTTCTCTAGGTAAAGACAGCAAAGATTTAGAAGTTTATCTAGGAACCGTAGTATTCAATCACGTAGATCATCAACCTTGCGTAAGATTAGTGACTAAAACAGGTGTATCATTAGTGTGTTCTACAACTGCGCCCATCTTTACTAAAGATTTAACGTTCGTTAGTGCTCCTGATCTTATGAATAAAGAAGTAGCATGTATGAGGAATGACGAAACTTTCTGGGACGAAGTTGTTTCTATTGAAGACATGGGGTACAAGTTTGTTGCAGTAATCAATGCTGGAGACACAGCGTTCTGGGCAGGTGAAACAAACGAAGCGTTTATCTTACACCACAACGTTAAAAACGAAGGTATATACTGGGATAAAAAATAGGATAAATACATTATGCCAACATACGTAGGATTTTCAACAATCAATGCTGATAAAGCTAGAACGACTAACAATGTCAATCCGCCTGTCAACCAAGCAGGCCAGGGCATTATTCGTTCTGGTGGTATCAAGTATGGTAAAAAGTTTAGACTTGTAGACGAACAACTTGTAATTCAAGACTTTATCAACGCATTGAACATCCGTAAGGGAGAGAAAGTAGGTAACCCTGCGTATGGCACAACGCTTTGGGATTTTGTTTTTGAACCTAACACTATAGACGTAGTGCAACAATTACAGAACGAAGTCCGTAGAGTGGCCTCATTAGACCCTAGACTTTATGTAAATACGGTCGTAGCATATCCTAGAGATAACGGTATCTTAGTAGAGATGCAACTTTCTATCAACCCTTTTAATAACGCCGGTGACCTCGCACTATTTTTCGATCAGCAAACTAATTCAGCCGTCTTGCTTTAATATTAAAAAACCGATTTTCCGTAATGATAAATATATGAAACAAGAGAATCATTATGGCCACTAATTCACGACAATCAGGATTATTCGGAGTAAACGATTGGAAAGCTATATACCAAACGTTTAGCGAAGCAGATTTTAAAAGTTATGACTATGAAACTTTACGTAAAAGTTTTATTGACTATCTACGTCTATACTATCCTGAGACCTTTAACGATTATATCGAATCAGCAGAGTTCATCGCTCTGTTAGATGTCATGGCCTTCATGGGTCAGGGTCTTGCCTTTCGTAATGATTTAAACACTAGAGAAAACTTTTTAGACACTGCTGAACGTAGAGATTCAGTAATCAAACTTGCTACGTTAGTTGGCTACACACCAAAAAGAAACACGTGTGCTTCAGGATATCTAAAAGTAACTTCTATTAGAACTACAGAAGGTGTCGTAGATTCTAATGGCGTCAATCTAAGTAATGTTCCTATCTTGTGGAATGACCCAGCTAACTCAAATTGGTTAGATCAGATGAATACAGTGATCAATGCTACATTGATAGATTCTCAGCGAATCGGGCGTCCTGGCAACGTATCTGATATTTTAGGTGTTACTACTAGTGAATATTCTATTAGAATTCCTAACAACACTCTACCCATTGCTCCGTTCTCTACTGTAGTAGATGGACAGTCAATGAATTTTGAATTAGTAAGCGGTTCTTCAGTAAACACAGACTATATCTATGAGATTCCACCTGCACCGAGTGGTAGACTAAACATTCTTTATAGAAATGATCGTCTAGGATTTGGAAGCCCAAATACAGGTTTTATGTTCTACTTTAAGCAAGGTAGACTAGACAATTATGATTTCACATTGCAACAAGCTATTTCTAATCAGTCTATCAACATCGATATTGACGGGGTAAACCAAACTGATACTTGGTTATATCAAAGAGGTACTAATAATACTTTAGAACTCTGGGAACAAGTAGAAAACGTTTATGCAGATGCATATCTACAGACAGAAACTTCTTCCAAAAAGATTTTTTCTGTTGGATCACGTAGTAACGACCAAGTTTCATATATCTTTGGTGACGGCGTCTTCTCTGAAATTCCAGTAGGAACTTTCCGTGCATATGTTCGTTCTAGTAACGCATTGACATATACTATTGATCCATCAGAGATGAACGGAGTAGTAGTTGCTATATCATACGTTAGTAGACAGGGCAGAAACGAAACATTAACTATTGGATTGCAATTACCTCTTACAGTATCTAATGCACAAAGCAGAGAATCACTTGCTTCAATCAAGCAAAGAGCACCTACACGTTACTACACACAAAACAGAATGGTTAACGGAGAAGACTACACTAACTTCCCGTACACTCTTTATAATTCTATCATTAAATCTAAGGCTGTAAACAGAAGTTCTATTGGTGTATCTAAAAACTTAGATTTATTAGATCCAACCGGAAAGTACAGTAGCACAAATTCATTTGGTAGTGACGGCGCATTGTATCAAAGCGATACTGACGGATTCTTGTCCCTTACTGTAGAAAATACTAGTGACATCATTCAATTCTTTACTGCGGACTTATCAGCAGTATTATCGCTAAACAGGGCTACACAATACTATATTCAAAATTATCCAAGATATTCTTATCCTGGTTCAGGTGAACCTGTATTATATTGGAAAACTAGTTCCGTAGAATCTTCTAGCGAATCAGGGTACTTATATTCAGTGTCAGGTAGCTTAGAGCAACCTGCACCTTTAGGTACATTCACTACAACCAATGCAAAATATGTGACGCCAGGCGCCATATTAAAATTCACCGCCCCAGTCGGCTACTATTTTGATAGCAATAACCGTTTAGTAGCAGGCGTTCCTGGTATCGGTGATTCTACTTTTATCTGGTCAACTGTATTAAATGTAGTAGGTGATGGTAGCAATAACGGATCTGGAACTTTCGCAAACGGACAAGGTCCTGTTACATTGAATGGTTATGTACCTGACGGAGTGACTCTTGCACAAGTTATCCCGGTATTTGACAACTCACTATCAGCAAACTTGATCCAAGAGTGTATCATCAAAATCGAATTGCAACAAGATTTTACACTTGTATTCAATAACTCTTTATTGATCAACCAAGAACGCTGGTCAATTAGTACATTTACAGATCCTAACTATTTTGTTAAGTTTACTAGTTTGGGAAATAACAGATACACCGTTACTTACAGATCATTGACATACTATTTTGGTAGTGTTACTGACACTCGTTTTACATTTAACAAAGACGAATTAGTTTACGATCCTTTTACTGGTAAAATTATTCAAGATTACGTAAACATTTTAGGTATCAACTCTGAATTCGGTACAAGTACTGCTTTGGGCGCAGACACTAAAGTAAATATCTTAGGTCAAACAGTAGAGAGCGATGGTTATGTAAATGATTTCCAAGTTGAAGTCGCCGCTACTGACGTAAACAATAAACAATTAGTATTAAATCCTGATTTCTTTAACGAGATCACTGGATATGTAAACAATGGCGCTAATATCGGGGTATATGTATTTTTCGAAACTATTACAGATCCGGTAAACTTAGTTAGAGAATTAATCGTTCCTAACGAAGAAGTAGTTTACACATATGCAACTAAGAATCAAATCGAAGTAGTAAAATATGAATTCCCCGTTGGACAGCTTTTCTATGCATATACTGATAATAGATTCTACAAATCAGTGCAAGACCCTACAGTAGTAACTCCTTTATATAATTTAGTAGAGCAAGTAAACTACTCAGTCAAACCAGGTAGACAGGGACTGTCATACCAGTATAGACACAATGCTAACAATACAACCCGCATTGATCCAGCGACTACAAACATTATTGATCTGTATGTAGTTACACAGTCTTATTACACAGCATATAGAAACTGGATTACTGACACAACTGATACTATTCCGGAACCTGATCAACCCACATTAAATGAATTGAACAGTGCATATCCTTTAGTACAAGACTACAAAATGTTGTCGGATTCAGTGATATTAAATAGTGTTACGTTCAAACCGTTGTTTGGTGCTAAAGCAGATCCTGCGCTACAGGGTACTATCAAAGTAGTGAAAGCAAGCAATACAAACGCCAGCAACAGCGAGATCAGAAGTGCGGTATTATCAGCTATGGACAGATATTTTAGTATTAATAATTGGGATTTTGGAGATACATTCTTTTTCTCAGAACTAAGTGCATATCTACATGAACAGATAGGTGATTTGATTAGCTCAGTTGTTCTTGTCTCAAACGATCCTGAAAAATTGTTTGGTGATTTGTATGAGATCAAATGTAGACCATATGAGATTTTTGTTAATGCGGCGACAACCAGCAATATTGTTATTGTACCAGCATTAACTCCTACGACTCTACAGTCTTAAAGGTAAGTAGATGAGCCACAGAATTAGAACATTAGATTTTTTACCAGACATATTCAAAACTTCTACTAACGCTCAGTTTTTAGGAGCGACTCTTGACCAGTTGGTCAACCCTCCTAAAAATCAAACTCTACAAGGTTATGTAGGTAGTAAATTTGGTTATGGAATCAATGCTAAAGATTACTACGTAACCGAACCAACCAAGACAAGAACTGATTATCAATTAGCACCGGGTGTTGTTTTCTTAAAAGAAAATCAAAACACAGCGCAAGATTTCATCACATACCCAGGTATTATTGATGCTCTCAAACTAAAAGGTGGAGTGACTACAGACAACTCTAAGTTGTTTACTAGTCAGTTTTATTCATGGGATTCGTTCAGTAACTTAGACAAGTTAATTAACTACAATCAGTACTACTGGTTGCCTGACGGGCCTCCTGCTGTTACCGTAGCATCTGCTACAGTCTTTAATGAAACAGATTATGTTGTAACAGATACAGCAAATGCTTATAACATTAGAGCATTAGGTGCGGCATCAGGTTCTCTCAATCCTACAATTACATTGTTACGAGGCGGCACATATCGATTTGCAGTAAACCAAGAAACACAATTTTGGATTCAAGGTGTTCCTGGGGTCACAGGATTAGATGGTAATAAAAACACAAGAGATATCTTAGGTGTTTCTAATAACGGTGCTAACCAGGGATTTGTCACGTTCACAGTTCCTAACAGAAACGCACAAGATGATTTTATTTTTCCAGGAAACAATACAGTTGATTTAATCAGCACTAAACTATTTTCTGAGATCAACGGTAAAACATTATCAGAGTTAGGAAATATCGACGGTGTCACATCACTTGAAGGTTTAACAGTGATGTTCTACAACACCGCAGATGCTAACGAGATCGGGTTCGTTTCTGCATATTATGACGAAGCAGATTACGATGAAAACTTAGAAACTCCGGTTATTGTCGCACCAGTTACTTTGTCCATTAATCAGACTACAACATCTACTTTAGTATTAGCTTCAGGAGATACTAGTGCCTTAGTAGAAAATCAAACAGTAACATTTACTCAACCCGACGGTTTACCACTGTTAGGTGGTCTAGACGTTGATACTATCTATTATGTAAAAGATATTATCTCTCCAACAACATTTACTATTAGTGATACTGTTGCTGGTTCTACTAAGGTGTTAACTGCTGACACCGGTACTATGGTAGCAAACGTCAACGAAGGTTTATTTGAAGAGGGTTTCTATACTGTAGTAAACGAAAACTTTTATTCTATCAGTTATGTTGGTGATTCAGCAGACCCTACTATCCGTTTATTACCCGCAGGAAATATTCCAACAGAAGAAAAAATCACGGTAGTTTACGGTTCACAGTTTGTTGGTTTAGAGTTTTACAGAAATACTTTAGGTCAGATTCTAGAGATTCCTTATCTGTCTTCACTACTTGACACTTTATATTATCAAGACGGTACTAATCCAAACAAAGT